TGCTGCGTCGCTCAACAGCGGGACGAGGTACCCAAAACTGCGGTAGCACCGTCCACCCGTCCGCCTCAGGGTCCGTCGGCGAGCCCGGAAACAGCAGCACCCACGCGTTAAAGTCGCCGGTTGCCGCGAGGTCGATTCCGCCGTAACACGGCCGTCCGCGCAGTGCCTCGCGCGTCACCTTGACCGTGCCGTTCTCGTCCCACAGATGCATGTCCAACCAACGGTTGGCCTGTGACACCCACTGATTGAGACGGAACACTCGGAACGAGTTTTGCGCCGTCGGTTTCTGCTTCGCCTCTTGCGCCTCAGCGCGGAGGTTATTGACATTCAGGAACGAGCCGAGCGCCGGATTAGCGAGATACCATCCGGTCCCCTTTGGATGCTCCGCAGATGGCGGCTGACCCTCGTCCGTCCAATCCCAGTCGTCGGGGACGTTGCGGGCAAAGACGAAACGGGCGGCATCCATGTTCTGGTCATCGCGCACCCGTAGCCCGTGCTCGTGCTCCTCAAGGGCAAACGCAGCGGTGCGGTAAGCGGCCGTAGTCGCCGCAATCATGATGGGCTGTTTACGGGTACCGAAACCCTGACGCATGGCATCCCACAGATGCCGGTCTTTCTGCGTTAGCACCTCGTCGAACAGCACCATGGACGGGTTCGTACCGAGTGCGCCCGCCGCATCCCCAGGGAGGACCTGATAAAAGCTGTTCGTCTTGCGATCAATGATTCGCTTGCGCGAGTCGATGATCTCTAGTCGCTTGCTGAGGATCGGCGATAGTTCAACCATCCGCTTAGCGGTGCTGTAAACCAATCCAGCCTGATCACGGTCAGCAGCGACCGAGTAAACCTCAGCCGACTCCTCAAAATCGCCGACGAGGCCAAGTAGCGCGAACGCTGAAAGCAATTCCGACTTGCCGTTCTTGCGTGCCATCTCGCACCATGCAACTCGGTACTGCCTTACGTGCTCGTGGTACTGGTCATCCCACATCATCGTGCCGAACAGTGGCTTTACGATCTCTTCCTTCTGCCACTCTTCAAGGATGAACGGGGCGCCCGCGTGACGTCCCTTGGTGTGGACGATCAGCCGCTCGATGAACGCAACGGCGTGATCGGCCTTTGCTTCGTCGTACCGGAAGAACCCCTCTGTGGGCTCTTCCGGCCCGTATGGCGACACCGGTAGCAAGAAAGCACCTCCCAAATTTGGGAGGTCACTCCCTACAGTCGCGGAACATCCTCGGCGGTTACGACATCGGTGATGTACTGCACAGAGCGTGTCGGCGTGAACGTCGAGTAGTCGGGGATGTCGACGAGGTCGGCCTCAAAGGCATCGGCGAGTGCATGCACCGCCGCATCCGTCCGACCACTACGATAGGAATTGCTGTCGAGCGTTATAACAGCGCTCCGGTTTAGCTCGGCCTTGTTCACATAGACCTGATAGACGTTGCTCAAATGTCCCCCTAGCTAAGTAGCCTGATCACGTCAGCATCCGCGCCGTCCTCGTCGGTCGGGCTGATAGCCAATCGCGTGCGGTCGCTCGGCGAGAGGCCGAAACGAGCGCCAAACTTGATCATCAAATCCGCAGCGTCACGCATGATCTGCGCGGCGGGATTCTTGACGAGGTTGCCGTCACGTCCGTTGACGAGTGGCCCATGTTCAGCCATGGCAACGCGTGCGGCCTCAAAGATCCCCCACGCCGAGCAGTAGGCGACGAGGTAAGCGCGGTCAACCTTGGTCACAAGTCCTAGTCGGGCTAGCTCGGGGACGATCCTGCGCCACTCAGCGCGACCCTCACCCTTGAGAGTGACCGGGGGTTCCGGGATATCAGCCGAAGGTCGAGGCTCAGCGCCGTTGAGGGCTCGCTTACCAGGGTTACCGGCAAGCGCCTTGAGCGCAGTTGGCTTGGGCGGTGGTCCACTGGCCATTTTCACCCCCGGGGGAAACTAGATTCCGTGCTCCGTGCGTGCTCATGCTGGAAGATGCGCAGAGATGCGCGAAAATGCGCGGCGAATCGCTGACCTTGAGGTTTCCCACGAGTTCGGGCGAACCTGCGCGCGTTTAATCCGAGGGGAAGGCGGGGGTGCCAGAAGGGGAGCCGTTCAAGTTTCGACCTCCCCCTACCCCCTAGGATGGCCCCCATACCCCTCTGACGGCGCCTCTGAGCGCCTCACAGAGCGAGCGAGGGTCCCAGGTAGGGGCCGATGCTGGCAGGCGCTCACAGAGCCTCTCAGGGCTTCCGGCCTCAGCGGGCTCGGACGATCAGCAGGTCATCGAGCCGAGGGTGTCACCCTGTGTCGATGCGACTCGCAGACTCAGTGACATACCGTTACCGGTTGCCTCGCCTGCTGTTGCATGAGCGACACAACACCCTGACGTTGCCAGGCTCGTTGGTCCCACCTCGACTCAGCGGCGTGATGTGGTCGCCGGTTAGGTCATCGGTCCGACCGCACCACGAACAGTAAGGCTGACGCTCGATGGCCTCAGCCCTTGCCTTACGCCATGCCCAGTCATACCGGCCAGCGGTACGCGTGCTCTTGCTGGCATACCGCCGGGCACCCGGTGCACCCGCTACACAGAGGGGGCACCCTTCCGTACCGAGGGGGTATAGCCGCTTGTGTCTAGGACACATATTGAAAGGCACGGGTACCCCCCTTGACAGTGGTACAATGCCCGGTTATGGAAACCAAGGAATGTCCGGTATGCGGTAAGGGCAAGCCACTCAGTGATTTCAGCGGACGGCATCGAACATGCCGGGCTTGCCGGACCGCAGAGAAACGGGATGCCGACGCTAAGCGCACCGCCGAGGATCCGCATTGGCGACGTGACCAGAAGATTGCAGCGCACGCCCGGAAGCTAGGCGTCACGGTCGATGAGTTCCTAGCGCTGCGACAACAGCCGTGCGGAGTATGCGGCAAGGAAGGGGAGGTGTTGAGCCCGTATACCGGGAACGGGGAAACGCTCCTCGGCTGGATTTGCAAGAGCTGCAACCGTGGGCTAGGAATCCTCGGCCACGATCCGGCGCGCCTCAAGCGAGCGTTGCACATGTGGAACTGACCTCCCAAATTTGGGAGGTGCTAAGTAGTCACTGAGGGATTCGAACCCATCACTGAACGGTGCCTAAGACCGTTGCCTCTACCGTTGGGCTAAGTGACCAGGAGCCCCGTATGGAGTCGAACCATCCTCCCCCGCTCTACGGGGTTGCTCGCCATCGAGCTTGGGGGCCACGGTGGGGACCGACGGAGTTGAACCGCCAACCTTCCGGATTTCACCCGGACGCTCTACCGATTGAGCTAGGTACCCTTGTCCCGCATCGCTCAGAACCATGGGCCGGAGAGATAGCCGCTTGGGAGCGATGCGGGGTGAGGGAAGGGGCCTCAGACCGCCGCTTATGTTTGCGCGGGATTCCCGCCCCTCACTGACCATTAGAGAGGGAGGCTCTATCCCTCGGCCAGCGGGGCGCATGATGGTATTCCGAAACGGACCTCGTTTTCTGTTTCCCTTAAGACTCTCTATAGGGAATGTGAAAACACATCTAGAATCGTCATTCCATCATCAATCGCAGGTCAGACGCACCGCGCTGAACGCCACGGAGCGGCCCTCGTCATGCCGAATGTAACGGAAACGCAAAAACCCCCGGCCGGATTGCTCCGATCGGGGGTCTTTATGTGGTACAGGTCACATCAGATGCTCAGTAGCGTTGTGTAATCACTTGGTTACTGGCTAGACGCGCTCGCCCGTGGTCACCCAGTCATAGTCAACGCGCTGCTCAATGGGTGTCCGATCACCTCGACCTTTGGCGGGTGCCACGTACACAGCCTTGAGCGCACTCCGCAGCAACATGCGCCGATCGCTCAGGGACGTGTGCTCGCCGCTGAACGCCTCCCGTAGTAGCTCGCCGTCCATGAGGGCCCCCAGGTTGCCACCCTCGCTCAGCGCCTCAATCTTGGCGTTCATCGTGTCGATGGTGGCGCGCTGCCGTTCGCTGAGTTCCTCGTATCGCTCCTCGGTCATCTTCCCGTGGATGTAGTAGTCATCCTCCAACTTCTGTACGCGTTCCTGAGCTGCTTTCAGCGCCGCACGGGCATGTTCCCGCTCGACCTGCGTTTCAGGGTCCGCGTAGGCCAGCCAGCGGCGTGCGATGTCGTGTAGGACGACGTCGTCGGGCTCTAGCGCCGTGACGTGTCGCACCCACGCTTCGCAGACGGCGAACTCAAGCCGGGGGCCGAGGGTAGTGGTCCCCTTGCAAAACGCCGGTCCCTTGCTGGCCCATGTGGCGCACCGGTAGTAGCCGCGATGGTGGCGCATCCACCCGTTGCAGAGACGGCATTTCACAATGCTGGTGAGCAGGTATTCAGCCGCGCGCCGTCCGCGCATTGATCCGCTGTGCGCGTCGCCCTCCGAGGTGCGTTCGGCGAAGCCTGCTTTGATCGCGTACCACTCCCCGGGGGTGACTACTCCCTCTCCGCACTGGACTGCGTTGCCTTTTGCGTCGAGCAGGGGCTCATGGGTGGACTTCCATTTACCTGTGGGGTTCCCGTGCTCGTCCTGAACTCTTTCGGTCAACGGCACCATCCCGCCCCATAGCGGGCTCTGCACAATTCGACTTACCGAGGATGCGGTGAATAGCGCGCCGGTGCGCAGTCGGTGTCCCTCGGCGTTCATCTGCTTTGCGGCGGAATTCCCCGAGAGTTTCTCGCCCGGCTTGCCTTCCTCGTTGACCCATTTGCCAAGCAGCAAATCGGCGAGTCGGCGGGCACTCTGGTATTCGGTGGGATGGTGGGCGACCAGTCCGCTTGCCTTTCCGTCGGCGAGCCTAGGGCTTGCCAGCCCGAACGGCGGCAGTCCAGTCCCGCGCCGTCCCTCATGCCGGTGTGCGGCTAGGCCGGTGTTCACGCGGAGGGCGATGTCTTTGGCTTCCTCGCGCGCCCGTTCGCTGAGGATGGCAAAGACGATTCGGGCGCCTTGTTGCCGACTGTCGAGCCCCTCAGTGACGCTCACGAGGCCAGCGCGCCGACGGTCGAACTCGTCGAGCATGCGGCCCACCGCACCCATGCCTCGCCGGTCGAACCGGTCGGTCTTCCAGAACGCGAGGGTCTTGGACTTGCCATCGAAAACGGCTTGGGTGGCTTTCTCGAACTCTGGGCGCCGGACGTAGAGCTTGGACGCCGACAGTTGCTCAAACCAGACGTGTCGGATCTGGTAGCCGTCCGGCCAGCGATGGCGGCAGATGTCGCGGAGGTGCTGCCGCATGGTGGCAAGATCCTCGCGCTTCTTGCTGCGGCGCAAGTACGCTTCTACCAGCCGTTCGGGTGGCGCCGTAGCCACCGCGAGCAGGCCGAGCGCGGCTAGCTCCTCATCCTCGAAGCCAAGTGCCTTGAGCCCCTGGTAGTCGGCGCGTTGCATGGTTCCTCCCCTGGTCAGACGTGCTGTAGGGAGACTACCCGTTTTCTTCACGGATTTCGAAGAAACCATGATGCAAGGGGGTAGTTGTCGGCGGGCAGCAGAAAGCCCCGACGGGCGGGGATCCCGATCGGGGCTTACGGTGTGCTGCAAGCCCCGGGGTGTCATGGGGCACCCCGGGGCTCCCTTCTGTTCAGCCTGCCGCTATGGGCTTGCCGATCCTCGCGAGCCGGTAGGCGCCATAGAGCCCTCGGCCCAGACTGCAACCCTCATTAGGCCCGGCGGCGCGGACGCAGATGTGACACGGCGCGGCACCCTCTTGCAAGGGCTTGACGTGCTCGATGTACGCCGCCCATGCCGCTGTGTAACCCTCGTTCGGCATGGTGGGTCCGGCGTTCACGCTGCCTCCCCGACCGGGATGATCTGCCCGGGGAGCGCCGACCATTCTTGGCCACCGCCATCGGGGCGGAGCATGGCTTGCCCGCACCACTCCCCCATGAACCGGCCGGTCTTTCCGGTCGCTGTGTCGAGCACTAGGGCGCCGACATCGGGGAGTTTGATGACCAGGAATTCGCTCATGCGGCACCTGCCCCGAGCACGCAAAAAGCCCACCGACCTTGATCAAATGTCACTTGCTCCGGGCCGGTGAGCTCGGATGCAGCGACATTCTCAGCGCTTTCACGCTGTCCGCTGACTGGCATTTTCGGTTGTCCTAACTCGACGTCAGGTCCGGTCCGTTACCGGACTAGTTGAATCAGGCTACTCCCCCAACACGTAGGTTGTACGCCCTACAACCACGGTTGATGCGCCGTCCCTGATCTCTCGGGCGGCGCGTTCGAATTCCTCGGCGCGTTCCTTGTTCTCCCGCGCTACGCGCTCCCACATCGCCGCCCGGCCCTCCAATTTGGCCAGCAACTCCGCCGTGTCGCTGAAAGTCTTGATCTTGGGCGGGCTGATTACGTCCATCTCGTCATCCATACCAGGGAGCCTACCGGGCACCCAACGGGCTATGTGCGCCTCTCTGTGGCCCCGTAGCGGCCTCTACGGGTTCCACTCCCCAACACCTCTCACGGAGCCCCTGAGGGCCCCCGTAGCCCCTCGATGGGGCCTATGCCGCCTCGCCCGACGGGAGGCCGTACAGATCAGGCAACGCGTCCTCGTGCGGCACATCCTCCTTGTCTCGGACGTGCGGTATCTGCTCCGGAATCGCGTCCAGCGGCCGGACGGCGCTCCGCAGGTCGATACCCAAGCGCGGGAGCCCCTGCGTCTGCTCGCCTAGGACGGCGCGCGCATACCGGCTGAGGCCGCTCAGCGTGTAGCCCGGGAACGTGGGCGCGGACGGGTTGGCACTCGATGACTTACTCCAGACGATCCAGGGTTCGGGCTCGGCCTCGTACTGGCCGTGCAAGGGGTTCCATGTCCATGCGTACTGCCCGAGCAGGCGACCCGTGAACAGACCACGGGCCATGATGCGAAACCGGGGGGACGAGGACGCGCGTACGAGCATCGTTGCGACCCACGGGCCGTACGACAGCAGGACACGTTCTAGCTCGTGGCGGGTGTGGACCACCTCGACGGCATGCGGCGCACACCCATCGAGAGGCATCCAGTGCCAGTTGTTGGTGACTGTCATCGGCGACGAAACTTGCACGTGGAGGCCGATGGTTGGCACGTATGCCGGAACGCGAATTCCGGCTTTCAGCAGAGTGCGCATGGGGACGCCCCTACCTTTCAGATCAAACCCACGGTGGGTAAAGCAACAGTAAGCGGAGTACATGAGTCCGTTACCGACGTTCACACAGCCTTCACACAGGTGCGAGCGGGCGTATGTGCAGGTCAGAGCATTAGCAACGCCGTTTATAAAGTTTTCAGCAAAGTTCCTGTCGGCTGATCGACATTCGGCATTGCCGAACCGTGTTTGTTACTGAGCGGTAGCTTAAATGCAAAAAAGAGCACCTCCCAAATTTGGGAGGTGCCCCTCGTGACCCCTAGGCCACCCGTACGAACCTGAACTTCCCGGTGCCTACCGCCTGCACTCCGGTCGGCGTCCATCCGGCCCTCGTCCACTTGCACAGGTTCGAGACTCGCCGAACCATGTTCCGCTTGCCCGGCACCTGCTCCTCACCGGCCCACAGCCAGTAGAACGAGGCGACCGGCTCGCCGTCCTCAAGGACGGTCACGGGCTCGTTGTAGGACGTCTGCTGTACAGCCTTCCAAGCATCCTCCTTCGTGGCGTACTCCGTTACGACAAGCTTTCCGTTGGTCGAGCGACCGATGGCCCGGCGACCTCCCGCAGCGTCGATAGGGTCGTACGCGATCGTGTAGGTGGGCATCTTCGTGGCCTCTCCGTGGAATGCAACCCAGCACCGCGCGGCGCTGGTTGCCATCTCCGCAGTGTAGTAAGCGGGAGTGACGAACAGCACGGCGTCACCGGCGCTCACCCGCGCGGAGTGCTTGCCGTTTGTCTCGGTTGCCGTGATGTTCATTGCCGCTCCCCTTGCTGCGTTCCTTGCTGACAAGGAAGACGTTAGGGCATGGCGTAGCCACACGCAAGCCACCTCCCAAATTTGGTAGGTGAATCCCGTGTGGCCTAGCTCACTCCCCCTCGATCACCTCAAGGTGGTGCTCATCCGCCTCGACCGGCACCCCTCGATCGGTCTCAACAAGCCAGCGCCCGGGGCCGATCTTGCGCACGGGCTTGCCGTTGTAGTCGTACTCCCAGTTGTGCACGCGGACACCGGGTCTGAGTTCCTCGTTCAAAAGCCTCTCCTTGCCGTTCTGAGCGCCAAACGGGCCCGGGGTGGACCGTGTACCCACCCCGAACCTGCAAGACCCTCAGAGAGCCGCAGTCTTCCACTTCTCTATCTGCGCGTCGAACAGCGCGTCAGCCTCAGCGCGCGGGAGGTCACGGAACTCAGTCGCCGTGACGGTTACCTTGGCCGAGCGGAACTCAGAGAGGGTGATACGGACACGGACGGCGCCCGACTTGAGCGATCGGCGGGTGATCTGCGCGCTGAGGTCCCGGACGGTAAAGGCACCCCGGTTGGCAGAGACAACGGCGGTCGCGGTGACGTAGGTGACGGTCGCGGCGTTCATGGTGACTCCCTTGGTGAGGGCCGGTGTTCCGGCCGATGTGCAGATCTAAGCACGCTGCCACTCCCCCGCGCAACCCACCTCCCAAATTTGGGAGGTGCTCCAGGCAGCAAAAAACCCCCGGTTTCCCGGGGGTTCTCTGTCAGTCCTCGTAGTGCATCTTCACTCGCGCGTTGGGCCGGAGTTCCACGCCCCCGTACCCGAGAGGGATCCAGACTGTTTCCTCGTCTGCGCTCGGCCTCCCCGCGAGGTAGGCGAGCCCGCCGAACTCCAGCCACTCCCCCGCCTTGATGTTCCTCGCTGCCTTGGTCTTGGGCCGTGCGTTCACTGTCTTGCTCCGTTCGTTTGGTGTGCCACCAGTAAAGCACGGTGCCGCGCCCCCATACAACCCACCTCCCAAATTTGGGAGGTGACACGCAAGAAACCCCCCGCCGAAGCGAGGGGTTCCCTGGTTACTTGCTGGCGTCCTTTCCGATCAGTTGACTCAGCATCTCGATGATCTGAGCTTGACCGGTCTTAAGTTCCTTTACGTCCGTCCTCAACTCGGTGAGCTGAGCATGTACGGCCGTTCGGAACGAATCGAGTGAGGTGAGAACCTGTGCTGTGTTCATCGCGTTTACCGCCTCTATGTGGCCAACCTTACGGTCGACCGCATCCACGCGCTGAGTCAGTGCCGCAAGTTCGTCGTGCTCGCTCATTTGGCGCCTCTCTGGAGTTGTTGTTACGAGAGAACCATATCACAAGATCAAGACGAGATGGCCTTGCGTGCCTCGATCTTGCGCTGCATGCACGCCTTGAAACTCGCGTCCCGCTCCTCTTGGGGGATGTTCTGGACGCTACCGGCGATGAGGGAGAACAGTTGGACGACGTCGGTGTGACGGATCTTGAGGGTCTTGCCGATCCCGCCCATGGTGGTGATGTCGATCTCAAATATGTACGTGTCGCCGTCCTTGACGGCCCGGACGTCGTCGGCCCACTTGACGTTTTCCTGATGACGGATCATTTCCGCCCCTCCCTCGGTTCAAAACGATGTGGCCACCATACACACCACCTCCCAAATTTGGGAGGTCCTCAGTGTGGTGCGCGTCACATTACAGAGCGTTGCCGCCGGCATTTCGGAGAGTGATAATCGCAGGTCAGAGGGCATAAAAACACCCCCGGCGGGTACCGGGGGTGTTCCTCATGGACGCTCGTACTCTGTGATGGGTGTCACAACCCGCTGAATCCCGCACGCCCGAATCAGCGTCCAGCACCCCGGGCACGGCTCGCGCGTGACGTACAGGGTTGCGCCGACTAGCTCACCCGGCGGAGTGTGCCGAATGGCATTGCGCTCCGCATGGTCGGCCACGCAGTTCGCATAGTCGCTGTCCGGCTCGACCGCATCCGGGCATGGCCACCCCTTACCGCATAGGCAGTTATGCAGCCCCACCAGGTTAGGCAACGGCATGCGCGTGTGCTTTCCGCGCGGGCACGCACCCGCTGAGGCACAACCGGGCACCCCCGGCGGAGCACCGTTGTAACCGGTCCCCCGTACCTCGTTGGCAGCGTTCACGAGGACGGCACCGACTTGAGACCGGGTGCAGTCGGCGCGAGTCGCTGCCCATGCCGCACCGGCGAGAAAGTACGCGTCCCAGGTTGGGCGGTCGGTCAACGGCCCCCCTAGAAGTAAGTGATCCGGCGCTTACGGGCCTCAGCGTCGACGAGGGCCGCTAGCGCATAGAACGCGTCGAGTTGCTCAGCGTCATAGCCTCGTTCGTGCTCAAGTTCCGCGTGCCGGTCTTTGTCTCGCCATTCGGCGACCATATCGACGAGCACGGAAACCTGATCGCGCGTCAAGGGCTTAAAGGGATTTACGCTCACGCTCACGCACCTTTCGGATGAGTCGCTCAACGGCGTCTCGATCATTCGCGCCCGGCTTGTACTGCTCACGCAACCACTTGCGTGCCTCAGCGGCGAATGCCGCAGCGTCGGTTATCGGATTCAGACCCTCAACGCTGTACACGTCCTCAAACGGCGACGGGCAGGAACACCCGCTATCGGTCTGCCAGAAAAGGGCCCCGTCCTCGTCACGCTGCCATACGGCCAACATGTAGAACGCATACGAGCCTGCCGTGTCGACGTCACCAATGATCGTGAGGCCGAACTTTTCTGGGGTGTAGTAGACGTCATCGAGCATAGGTCAGCCTCCGTAAGGTTCGGTCGGAATGTCTTGCACGCTTCCCGGGGCGAGTCGCCTCAGGTTGCCGAGGATGAGCCCGGCGAACTCTCGGATCTCAGCGTCAGCCGCTACGTGCCAACGCTTGCCGAGCACATCGCGCCATGCACGCAGGTTGCCGGTAACGATCATGTCGACCGGGGCAGCGTTCGGCAGCACTGCGCGCGCCGCTTCCCTCGCAGCCTTACGGCTTAGCCCTCTCCCCCGCAGCGTCTCGACGTAGTCCTCATACGCCTTGACGGCACGGTCATACTCGCGCTCAAGGTGCTCAGCCATCCCGGGCACCTCGACGACGGCGGGAGGTATCACGGGCCGCGTAGCGCTGTAGTCGACGTATCGCTGAGACACGACCGAGAAACTCAAGTGCCGATGCCTCGTCAACTCCGTTAGGAGCGCCCGACTTACGCCCCGGACAAGGAACGTCGCAGACGCATGTTCCATGACGCTGAAATGCCCTTGAGCGATGATGTTCGCGAGGTAGTCAGGGTTAGCGGCCGTCGCCGCATTCTTCCGGCCGAAGGACTTGTAACAGATGCGCCCCGCAGCCTCCCCGAGCGCGTCAAGGTCGGTCGCTTGCTCCTCGCCCTCGAACACCTCGTACCCGTAGGCCCTACGCATCACGTACTCATTGACGAGCGTTGCAGCTAGCACATCGACGTGCAAAGTCTCTCCCCTACCAAGGAAGCACCTCCCAAATTTGGGAGGTGCTTCCCGTTGATCAGTACCAGTGCGGCGAGCGCGAAAGCCAGGCAGCGTAAGCCTTGGCAGGTGACCCGTAGTTCCGGGCTATGTAGTCGAGCATCCAAGTGAGTTGCCCGCCGATCGGCGTACCGACCCCGTTCGGCAACTTGCTACAGGGCAGCGCTTGAGGTAGCCCGCACGCCCCGGACGAGGGGTTGACGGCGCGGGAGTTCCATCCCGCCTCCCCCATTTCCAGTGCGTTGAACTGTCGCCACTGTCCGCCCCATCCACGCTGCGTAAGCATTGCCTTGGCTAGCGCCTTGGCTGCCACGGGCCGCACGTCCAACGGTCGAGAGGTGCTCCTCGTCGCGCGTGGCGTTGCCCGCTTGGCAGGCTTCGGCGTGACCGTCGGTCGGGCCTTGCGGTGGACCCTAGGGCGAGCCTTGGGAGTTGCCGTGACGGTAGCCGTAACGGTCACTGTGGGGGTCGGTACGGGCTTAGGATCATCGGCCGCAGCACTCACCCCGATGCCGACTCCCGCGACCGCTGTAAGGGCGACGAGGCCCGTTGTCAGTCCGATGGGGACGAGGTTCCATGTCCTCACAGCCCATCACCCGCAAGGAAGCGCGCGAGGATGACTATGTCCTCGGCCTCGTGCTCCGCGCCGGTCAACAGTCCGCGAGCGACCCGCCAAATGTCGGCGCGATCGGCGATGTACTCCGTATCGCTGCGCTCGGCGGCAGGCTCACTCAGTTCGGTAACGGTGCCGTTACCTGTGATGTCGTCCGCCTCATCCGCAAGGGTGATCAAGATACGTGCTAGATCACGCGCGGAGGATGCGTCGAGGAACGCTGTTTCCATGCCGAAGATGAGCCGTAGCTCGCCGTCGTTGTCGAGGATGACGGAGAGGCGCCCGAGAGGACGCTCAAGATCTGTTCGCTTAGACACTCAGCGGCCCCTATCGGAGAAAAGACGGGGACGACCCGTAAGCGGCGCGGACGGCGCCCGAGGGCGAGGCGTGATGCGTAATGGGGTACTGCGCGGTGTTCACCGCATCCGCATTGCGAATCAGCCACTCACCGAGCGCCTTGGCTTCGGTCGGGGTCATCTTGGCCCGGTCGCCCACAACGGCGAGGGAGACATGTCCCGGCTCGCGGTCGTTGTGCCAGGCAAGCACCCGCCCACCCTTTTCGGCCGTGAGTTCAGCCTTGACCTCTCGCGTTTCCTTGAGGTTCGTCATCTTCCTAATCCCACCCATGTTCGTTCGCCTCGTCGTCGTGTTCGTCGAGCAAGCGGGAGAGGCTGAGGCTTTCCAGCGCCTCAAGCCTCTCCGCTGATTCCCTCACTCCGAGCGTCGGGTGTGCTCCGGAGTCAATCTCGTCAAGCGCGGGCATAAATCGCTTGCCCATATCAAGGCTCGCTTTCCGGTCCCGCCGCTGGTTTACGAAAGCGCGGTCTCAGCCACCACGAGAGCGGCGATCAGTGGACCGGCCTCAGCGAGGCTCTTACGAACCGTGGCGGTGACCTCGTCGTTGCGGTTGTAGTGGATGAACTCAACGGTGTCCGCGTCGGTGCGGATGTACTGGATACGGCCACCGCTGGGAAGGGTGTAAGTCATTTCTGTTTCTCCTCTGATTTGGTGGTGCGGAGCGCCCCGGGCGGGATTCGAACCCGCAGCCTCCCCCTTGAATGGCGGGGGTGTTCTGCCGCTTGAACTACCGGGGCGGTACTTAGGTGTGAGAGGGCGTCTCTAGCGCGCCTCGTAGCCCGCTATCCGGCCGTCGGCGTAGTGCACGAACACTTCCGGCGTGTCCTTGCCCAGCGAGAGCCGGTATTCCTCGTCCACGGGCTCGCCGTAGATGATCGGTGTGTCGGTGCCCGAGTGCGCCCACGCCCGGTACCAGCGGTCGCCGCAGCAACTGCAATCCGGTCCGTAGTCGTCGGCGCCGTCGAAGTAGAGGCCGATCCGTCCGGCACGGTCGTTGGCCTCGTCCTCGTTGCGCGCCTCAACGATCACGTGCCGCCCGATACCGCGCGACGCGTCATAGTCGAAACCGCCGCCGCTGTTGTTTTGGTTGAACTCGAAGAACACTGAATTTCTCCTCTGTGCGGGTGTCTCTGATTTGGTCTGAGAGGGCGTCTCTAGCCCCTAGCGGGAGTAAATGCCGAGGGACTGAAACAGGAGTGTCAACACGAACACGACCGTGCCTAGGCCCGTGAACCACACCCAATGGGCCACCCACCACGGGTCACGCATTGAGGAGCGCCTCACCCTTGTTGCGGAGCGTCTCCAGCGCTTGCGCCCGGGTGTTGCCGACCGTGCTACGGGTGATCCCCAGGTACGCGGCAATCTCGTTGTCGTCCTCAAAGAACGGCACGGGGTCAATGCCGTACGTTGCCTTGAGAATGAACCGGCGCCGCTCAGAGGTGAGCGCGAGGAGCGCGTGAGCGAGATCCTTGTTCCTCTGACGCTGCCCGGCGGCGATGTCGGAAGCCTCGACGAGGTCCTCAGGGACGCCGTAGCCGTACGGGTCGGCGATGAGGTCCCCCAGGGTCGCCGCTCCCCCGTCGCTGTCCTCAGCGGGCATATCGAGGCTCGCAGCGCCCTCCCAAGCGAGGCGGGTAGCGCGGGCAAGCTCCGGGCTCAAACGGCGCTTCTCGCCGGACACAGTGCACAGACGCTCAGCGGCTCGCACGTCGCCCTCAGCGATGCTCAGGCAGCGCGTGAACGTCTTCATTGCCTCGTGCCCGACCCCGGGGCGAGTGACTCGGCGCATCTCGTCGTCCAGCGCGCCGGATATCGAGCGGTAGAGGTAGGTGGTGAAGACGGCACCGTTGCGGCCCTCGTAGTCCCGTACGGCCTCCCACACGGTCAGCCGGGCGTGCTGCTCCATGTCCTCGACGAGGTCAAGGCGGGAAGCCTTACGGCAAGCGTCGTACGAGAGTTTCTTAACCATGCCCTCGGTGCCGTCGATGATCGTGCGGCAAGCCGTCGCGTCGTTGTTCTTCGCGTTGATGACGTCGTCGGCGGTGATCGTGGGGTAGCTCGACATGTGCTCTGTTCCTTCCGGGGGACCTCGTTACTGAGGTCTGAGAGGGCGTCTCTAGCCCGGAAGGGGGCGCAAGTGGTGACGTGCGTCACACGAGGATTTGGCCGAGGGCGTGACGGATCACGCGCCTAGGTTCCTTCCGGGTGGTGCACGGCGATTCCGCTTGCGCATCGGCATGTCGTCGTGTTCAGCACTACACACCCAGTTCGGTAGGTGGTGCTAGTGCGGTTGTTAGGTGCTGTGGAGACCGAGTTGAGGTCGTAAAGGATGTGTGAGATGCACGTACCGATACGTGACTCATCCCCTGGCATGACGTCAGGTGTCGTGAGTGACTCGACAGTTACGCGGCGGTAGCCAGAACCGAAAAAGGTGAGCGATTCTCATGTTTTTGCTCAACTCGCTACGCGGAGGCCCATCGAATGTGACCCACATCACCTCCCAAATTTGGGAGGTGCCCCCTCAGCCACTCCATAGGGTCACGGTCTGACTTGCTTTGGTTACACGCCGTGCAACTTGGCCAGCAATTGCCGAGGGTGTCCTCTCCCCCACGGGCCAGCGGCACGAAATGATCAACCTGCGTCCATGGCGCCCCGCAGTAGATGCACGCCCATGCGTCCGCATCTGCCCACATTGCGTACAGTTCGGGACGTGAGGGGGTCACGCGCTCGCGCGGTCGCCGGTAGAACACGTGACCCCCTCGGCTGCTCAGTAGTCGGCCCCGTACAGGGATCCCCAAGAACGGCCGCCGATCTCCGCCTCAGCGTCGATGGGCACTCCCCCGAGATGCATGCGCATGCAGCGCTCAATCTCGCGCGCATACTCGCTCGCCTCGTTGCGCGGCACACTCGCAAGCAACTCGTCGTGAATCGGCAAGCGGAGGTAGGGAGTTAGCCCGGCCTCGTCGCAGTTGATGAGTGCTTGTCCGAGCACATCACGCGCCGCAGACTGCACCTGATAGTTGGTCACGGCGTATGCCCGGTCCCGGTCCAGCGGGAGGTGTCGACCCGTCACGGTCACGGTGACCATGCCGTTGGCTCGCGCTTCCCGCTGGTGACGATTGGCGAACCGCTTAATCTCCGGGTACGCCCGGTCATACGCGGCTAGGGCCCGTACAACCTCGTCATACGGCGCACCGGTCTGACGGGAGATCGTCTGCGCCCCACCGCCGTACACCTTGCCGAACGCAATTCCCTTGGAGATCTTGCGGTGTTGCTTGGTAAACCCGGGGCCGAACACGAGGCCAGCGGTGAAGTCGTGCAAGTCACGTCCGGCGCGAATCGCTTCCTTCATACGTGTGACATCTGCGAGCGCTGCCAACACACGTAGCTCGACGGCCGCAAAGTCAGTCGACACCATGACGTGACCCTCGTCGGCGAGTAGCGCACGGCGGATCATGTGGTCAGACGAGGGCAGCGTTTGCAGAGCGAGCCCGGAGATAGACATGCGTCCCGTGCGCGCTTGCATGGTGTTGATCATGGGATGCACGCGTCCGTTGGTGTCGACAGTCTCAAGGAACGTGTCGGCGTACGCGGAACGCCACTTGCCCGCTCGCTTGGCCCTAACTACTGCCTCAGCCAACGGGTTTGGAGCACGTAGGCCCGTCCGCTCCCACTGCATCGACATGTCGGCGAGCGACAGCAAGACAGCCTTGTCAACCTTGACGTTGCCCGACGCAGTCCGCTCAGTGAGGGTCTCCCCCATGGCGCCGAGCGCCTCAGCCACTTGGGCCGTGCTGTTGACGTTGGCTACGCCGTAGGTCGCCGCCACGTGCTCGAAATGCTCTGCCTCGTCGCGCAGTTGGCCGCGCAACCCGCGTGTGTACGCCTCGTCGAGCACGAGGCCTGTACGCATCATGAGAGAGCAGATACGGGCTAGCTCATGCTCGTACTGGACTAGCTCGGGTCGCACACCTCGGCGCTCAAGTTCAGCACTCAGGGCCACGTCGATGCGCGAGCCGAGGATGACGTCAAGTCCCGCATAGAGGTTGTAAGTTGGGTGGTCCAGCGGGATACCCGCCCACCCGGTTGCCTTGGTCAAACCCAGGGACCGGAATACCGCCGTGAGGTCGCCCTGAGTGTCCGGCGACGAGGGGTCAATGTAGTAAGCGCTGAGGGGCTTGAGGCCCGTTCCGATGCCACCCTCTTGCGGTTGCCGGGGGTCGACGAGGGACGCTTTCAGCTTTGTGTCTGTCGTGCGAGGTGCGAGCGACTCAAGGGGGATCCCGGCGTGTTCGTCCAACACGAGCCAGTCAAACGGCGCGTTGTGAATGAGCACGTGATCGAGGATGCGCAGTGCCCAACGAGCAGCGTTGACGAACGCTCCCCCGCGCTCCCAATGGATGACCCATGCAGTGTCCCGGTCGCCGAACTGCACGGTGCGCAAACGGTATCCGGGACTGTAGATATTGAGCCCGGTTGTCTCGGTGTCGACCGCTACGGGGCCACGCTTGTTGGCCTCAGTGAGCCAGTCTTTGAACGTGTACAAGTCGTCGAGCGTCTCGGGTATGAGTACCTCAACGACGTCACCGGCGACGGCATGTCTGTAAACCCTCACGTGTCTCCCCTTGCTGCGCAAGCCAAAGGGAGCACCTACCAAATTTGGGAGGTGCTCCCCAATGGGCCGATGACTACTTACCGAGGATCCCGGGACCACTTACCGGGGTCGGCGCGTTGGCGATGCGGACCCCGACGAGGGCGATCCCTTTCATGGTCTTTTTGCGGAACGCGCCTCGCTCTTCCATGGCCGCGTAGAACGTGCGACGGGTCCACACCTCGCGCTGTTGCAGCCCCTCGGCCTCACACCAGTCCCGGTAAGCGTTGTACGCCTCGTCACCGTTCAGGGTCGCCTCAGGGGAACGCTCAAGGGTTCCCGGGAAGAAACCGGCGAGAGCATCGCTGGTTTCCTTGTATTCCTGCACGGCGCTCTTGATTACGTCCGGATCCTGTAGCCCGTCGGCAAACCACTCGACCGCACCTCGTACGGCCCATGCGGCGATGCCCTCAGACTCAGCCAGTAGCTTTGCGTCAAGGGCATGGTCCCGCTCATGGGGCGCAAACCAGCGCTTGAACGGGATCATCTTGACGCGTCGCCACAGACCCTCGTCTTGACCCCGGAAACGAGGCTTGTGGTTGGTCGCGAGCATGAGGAGAAAGGACGGCTTGAACTCAAAGAACTCTTGCCGAAGGAACCGAGCGCTGATCATGTCCTTACCGGTGACCCGCTTGAGGATTGCCTCGCTCATCGGCTTGCCCGACTCACCCTCGGAAGCCATGACGAGGCGAGCACCTCGCAGCGCCGCAATGTCGTTGGGGATACCGCCCGACGACTTTTCCTCGAACGTGG